TATTATACACCCGGGAAGCCGGGGACTATTCCTCCTTTTGACAGGAGCAGAGTTTTTAAATTAGAATCGTACTTTTTAAACGAGGTAATATGTTTAAGAATGTCACGAGATAAAACGGATGCCTTTCGGGCATGAGGTTTATCATCTTTTAAAAATTCTCGACGGAATAGTTGTCGAGGGTTCATCCGATCAACCAGTACCAGAAAGCGAGCTAGTTGATCTAGTCGTTCAAAGGTAGCAGGTATTGTTACAGGATCATTTGGTTCTGCAACAAGGGAATCTTTAAGATCCCAATCAGGATCCCTCGACTTAACCTTACCAAAAGTAAAGAACTCATCTTTAGTAGCAAGACTGAAAACCTTGCCTTTAAAGATGGGAAGCCAGAGTGGCATATCTAAAACTTTATGGTCATAATTCCAGGGGCGTAATGACATGTCTGTTAGAAAATCACGAGTCCTTTTCATAGTGGGATCAAGCATCCATGCCCCTTTGACCATAGGCCGTGTTTTATCTTGTTGAAGGATATCCGAAGTTATTCGAATATCTAACAACCACGACATTTTTGTATGAACTGAATGATTAAAAAGAGGTCTTATATCTCTTCCTAACCTATCCAAATACTGCTCACGAGCTGCACAAACTAATGGAACATTCATAAGATTAATATTAATCGGATGATCTTCCAAGATTTTTGTGCGCTCATTGAGCTCACTATAAGTGTAAAGAGGAAAAGTAGCTTCAGTTTGAAGATACTTAACATCTTTAGTGTCTGGAATCGAATAAGGACAAGAATAAGGTCTCTTTGGAATCATATAATTCAATGTAGTAAAATCTAGTAAAAATCCTTTCTCGACTTTGGGAAGGAAGTTATGAAGCATGTTCTGAACCTGCTCATAACCAAAACGTTTTGCTTCATTTAGTTGTTGATTCCATTCATTTAAACTCTGCGTAGCCATAATCTCAGCATAGAGGTTAGAGGCTCTCTCAGACATAAAATTCAAGAATGAATAGTATTCTTGAGTCTTATTCTGAGGGTCCCAAAACATATGATTCAATATGTCAGCAAAGTTATATGTATTCCGCAAAGTGCGGTACCATATTAAATACTTGCTTAACCCTGTTATTCCACAGTCTTTGACTGCCGGACTTAGCAGAATAGGGAGCAGAGCAGTGACGAACAAAGGTCTGAGACCTTTACTCATCATTGGTCCAGCTTGATACCACAAACGTGGTACAAGCGACTTTAAATAAAAACTGATTGTTTTTATATGAGGTCTTTTCCAATCCCTATCCAGCAGACGAGCTATTAACTCAATCCTACTGGAACAGGTATTCGCTGAAACTTCCTCCCGCAGGGATGCAGGAGAAACATTCTCAGAACCTAACACTATTTGACTTGCAAATTGAAATAATCTCCAACCTTTCTTCCCTTTATGGGAAGTTGGAGGAGAAATAATACTCTTTGCAAGAGAAATAGGGATATCCAAGTCTTTACACAGTTTTAAATATTGCTCTGAAACCTCTCTATCTGCAATCACTACATCATCTCCAAGAACACGATACTTCTTAAAAATATAAGAGTCATGTCCGTGAATTTGAAATGCAGCAAATTGCACCAAAAGATGGTGGAATAATGCAAGCATAGCCCATGAGGACAAAGCCCCCATAGGCTGACCTCTTGTATATCGTATATAAGAAAGGCCCTCATAGGTATATCTTCTACCTTTGGTACCCTGTTGGATAGGTAGAGCAAAATCTCGATCAATCATGAGATTAGCCCATTCCTGTCCAATCGGAACATCAAAAATAGAATCTAAAATATCAATTAAATAATTAACTGAAATCATATCCGTGGCTGACTTGAGATCATAAGAATAAAAGCAATCATAACCTTCATCTTTGAAGGAACGAACGCCTAATTCTTGATCAAAAGTACAGTCACACGGTTTGAAAACAGTAAGCAGCTTGAAAAGGTGTTTATGTAATGGTAGTAGGGCAGTTTGTGTCCAATAATCCACCATAGCAAAAACACGAACTTTTCCAGCTGCTTCATATTTTAAAGACAAAGCACCTAAAAAGGCTTTCTTGTTTATATAATCTTTAAACCAGGTTGAATGGAAGGGTGCGGATATGTAATACAAAAATAAATACATATCTCTACCTTGTTTATCTCCCAATAAATCATACCATTTCATGATATGATTAACTGGTTGGTACCCCCAAATCCGAGCAGCTTTCGGTGCTGCAAAGATTGAAGGTCCACTCGCTACACCACTCCCCGTGAGAATTAACGGAAAATGATCTGGGAGTAAAACTTTTTTTATCTCATAGATCATTTTATTCTTACGGGAAAAAGTGAAAACATATTTTTTAAAAGCAGAGCGTAAGAGAGAGGTAGTTTGAGGAGTGGCTATAGGTGAAAAATCTGGATCTTTATAAATACCCTCTAAAGCACGATAAATAGAAAGAATAGAAAACCAAACCCTTATTAAAGGCCGGTTTCTAGAGATAAATGCTTGACGCACAGGATTAGGTAACCATATAGGTATACCACTCTTACTCAAACGAATAGGAGTTCCTAGTGCTTTAGTATCTGCTCTAGATCCTGCCAAATAAGCCTCTAGACATTGTCTAGTGACTTTAAGGCGACGGATATATTCAGCTATACCGTGATTCTTTAGGATTGTCTGAGATGAAGAAATAAAATGTTGTACGGAAATTAAATAAGTACGACCTAATTTTAACCCTGCGTAAGCGGCTAAGTTAACACTATAGCCTCTTACTAGTCGACCTAAATTTTTAGAATCGACTCTAACCATTGTACTATCATTTTTTGTTACTACATATGGAAGGAAGAGTGAACGCCAGTATTTCGTACTCATAAATTGAGTAGGAGTACTGGCGGAAATTTTGGATAAATCTTTTATCTTCTTATCGGACCAATCAGCCGGGGGCTCATCTCCGGGCCTTGCGACGACCAGGATAGACGTCTCTGTTGAGAGCGCTACCTTGAGTAAGGAAGCATACTCACGTTCCGTCAAATACAGAACGCCCCTAGGGTCAACAGGATCGATAACCGCATAATGCGTCCAAATTCGATCCCAATCCAAACCCTCCCAATACAGGAATTGCATCACGGATGGATGCCGTTCCAATATAGGGGAAGAGTGAAAGGTTCTATGAGAGAGAGATATGTATTTCATGTTTGTTATTTATTATTGAATAGTAACGAACAGATGGTATAAAATCCTTTCCATAGGAAGATCACTCTAGCTAATGTCGTCCCCCACTGGACTCAATTAGATAGATTTTTATTTGGTCAGAAGTTACAGAGAGTTAACCCTCATACTCGACCCGAGTTAATAAACCGGGAAAATTCCAAATAATAAAGGAATTAGAGTTTTGTGTGATCTCCACCTCGAAATAAATCGGGGTGAGCTGAGGTCTACTGTAAATCAGTGGTTAATGAGAGGGAGGTTTTCTGAACATAATAACAATGTATCATCCAGTAATTGTTAGCCGCTTATATGGAATAAATATCTCTGCTGGTATATCAAATGATTGCCTCTGAAGATAAGTACCCATATATTAAAACTTCTCCATCATAAGAGCCTAATTAAAACTGTCAAATAAAATAAAGACCTTCCCATCCCATGAGAAGAATCCCTACCATCAAATAGCACAAATCCTCGATCTCTAAAAAGAAGAGTGAGGAGGTTCCTGAGCACGGAGTCGTCGGGGTAGGCGACTGGTTGTAGTTTCAGGCAACGAATTACCCTCCCCTACAACCGTTCCAAGGATTTGGAAGCTCGTCTCCTAGTCTGGATAGGAGGGGAAAGACTGAGGAAGCCGAGAGGTGTCCATCCGGGCAGGCAGCTGCAAAGCTGCCCT